AAGATGATGGCTTATGTATCGAAAGAAGATAAAAAGGTAATCGCTGAGAGAGTGAAAACCCTTTTCAAGAAAACTGGTTTCAAGGGCAGCGTTGCTGGCCAAGGAACTGGCGTCCTCAAGGTTACGATCAAGTCAGGCCCCCTACGCCTGCCGGTCGGCCCAGGCTACGAACCCAGGAGCGATTACGGCGAGTCACATTATGTCGTGAACCCTTACCGTTTTCGGGAGTCCAAAGGTTTAAGCCAGGAGTGGAAAGACTTCCTGGTGGATCTCGAAACCGCTATTAAGCAAGACATTTGGTTCGACAAGTCGGACATCATGACCGACTATTTTCACACCGCTTTTTACATCGATATTCGTATCGGTGACCGCAAAAATGGCTACCAGGAGGCTGCGTAATGAAGACTAAAGAATTACTCGACATAGCAAACTCGCTCAGTAATGACGACCTTTGCACGTTGATCAACATGGTTTCCGATAGGTTGTTCGTCTTCTACGGAGTGCATGACAACATGCAGCAAATGTCCGACGTGACTTTCGCCTGCATGAATGGAGCATCTGTCCAGATCAACACTGAGTCCGCGGACCAGGAGGATGCGTTCTCAGATGAGCCTTTGGACTGCTGCAAAGAAAATTTGAAAAGCGTGGAGTGCCACTAGTCGGCGTCTTTTAACTTCCTCATACGCTCAGCGTACTCGTTGAGCGTTTCTCCCTCCCCAAACTTTTTCTCCCACCATATCGCCCAGGAGTACTTGCCAGACGGCACTGGGCGACGACGTTTTCGCCAGGCCATTCGCGCAGCGTGTAACTTTATTTCCTCGCGCCAGTTTATTTCCTGATCAATAGAGTTCATCGGCGCCGAACTCCACAGGTTCTTTGAGGCCATACGGCTTGAGATCATCGCGCGCCTGGGCATCCATACCCAACGCGAGTGCCTGCTCATTCCGGGCATGACCATACTGAATTGCTTCATCGCTCAGCGTGTAGACGCCAAACGGATACGGGTGCATCTTCTCCTGCGCCAAGAAGTAAAACTTCTCTGCTGGCAATCCTACAAACTCGCACGCAGCCAGGTAAAAAGCAGCCTGCTGGTAGTACTTGAACTGGTTGATTGCCGCTCTAAAGCCGCGGGGTGAGGCGTCACGGCACGTTTTGAGATCCCACACGTCGGTGCCGGTGTACCAGTCGAGCTTGGCTTTACACGGCTGACCACACCAGTTGAACACCAGCGTCAGCTCCACGCCGTGCTCCATTTTCGGAATGTATTCGCTGACAACCTCACGGCGCTCCATGCAAATGTCGAACATGTCCTGCTTGCAGGGTGTGCGATCGCCTAGTGTTGCCAACCAATCGGCATACTCTTCTTTGCCAGCTTTGGTGCGCCGGTCGACGTTTGGCTCTATTGCAAACTCATCAAAAAATTTGTCGTACTCTAGGAACACGGTGTGCTGCACGCGCCCTTCCAAGAGCGCCGGCGACTCTTTCATCTCGCGCTGGTGCTTCCATGTGTACGGGCACTTAATGAGTGTGGTGAGGTCGTGCGAACGCCAGGCGGGTATGCTGGCATAGGTTGGGTAGTCCAGATCTTCGTAAATGCCTGGTTTGAATTCCATAACTTCTCCTTGTTTTGAAAGGTCCCGCCTTGTAGGTCACGCGGACGGGAACGCGCTGGAGGGCGTGATGAAGACCCTGACCAATCACAAGCCTGCGATAACTCCAGCAAGGAAGCCAAACACGAAGACTGCAATCATCGCCCAGCTTGTGAACCGTGGGACGCTTAGCCAAGCAATCCCTTCATCCTGATTTATTCTTGCGAGGATCATCGCCTCGCGAGAACCTGAGATACCAAACAGCTTTGTTTTTATCCTCGTTAGCATCACCTTTTTTCCCCTGTCTCCAGATATATTTGAACGCTGCAATCTCAGCGTACTCTTCGACCCGCTTCTTGCCAAACGCGCTGACCATGGCGTCGATGCATTCGACATCACCCGACGCATAGTGCGCCGGGCTGTTAACCATGTCCGGGTTCTTTCGCGGTCTACCTCGCTTAGCCATTAAAACGGTACGTCCTCTTCAAAGTCATCTTCAATCACTTGAGCTGCAGGTGCCGCCGCGACAGGCTGTGACGCCGATTTACTCATTGCCGCCTGCATCTCAAAGCATGGCTCGACTTGCTCTTTGTTCGGCTCATCGCACCCTGCAATTTTCCATCTAACAAACGGGGGCAAATCCTCGAAGATGTCACACGCCTTTTTGCTTTTCTCGCTCGACTTGCCCGTAAACTCATCGATGTAATCTTCAAGATCGAAAATAGTTTGCTCGTTTTCAGTCGGGACTTTTTTCGGTCCGCCGTCCGCACAAAACACGCCTGTGACTTTGTCTTTACCGCCAGACGTGCGGCCGACGCCGATCTTGCACGACACACCCAGAATGCCAGTGAGGTCGAATCCTTCGAGTTCTGCTGGTTCAAAGATTTTATTGCGCCAGGCTTGCAAATCCCTCCGCAGAGCTGCTTGTTCATGCAGGCTCAGCCGGTACTCTTTGAACACTGACATCGGACGATCGTCCTCTGTGCGCGTCTTCGGTAACTCCCACCAAATGTACACAGAGTGTTGTTTGGTCTTTTCGCCCTGGAACTCGTTCCAGTTTGTACCTGCATCTACAAGTTTGTAACAAATTGCATCATGCATTCCCTCTGGAACCGGCACATATTCGTAATCGCTGCCACCAGAATCAGTTGCAAGTATTGCCATCGCTTTTTTCCTATTGCTCGTTTGTAACGAATTGGACTATATTACAAACCTTTGGAATTTCGCAAGCAGGAAAAGTTGATGAGCTTAAAAAAGATTAGAAGCGGTCCAGGCAAAGACTTGTCTCGGCCGCTTTCAGGTAATTTGCGCGACAGTTTCCTTGGCTTCCTAGCCGACCACATGATGGAGCCAGACCCAAAAGAAGGACTGGTGGAGCACGGTCGCGGTAAAGCCTGGAGTGCATACGGCGGGAGAGCACGCAAGGACAAGGGCTGGTATTTACTGTTCCTGCACCAGGAAAGCCCCCTGGGGTTGTGCTTCGATTGGCGAGAGGGTGATGCACCGATCGCACGCTGGTCCCCTGACGGTCGAGAAGAGTTGACCGAGGAGGAGCGGCAACGTGAGCGAGAGCTTATCGAGCAGGCGCGCCAGGAGTTCATGGCCAAGCTCGCAGAGCAGCACGCCGCCGCGGCGAGAGAGTGTCGCAAGATCTGGAAGCACGCGGCAGAGGTAGAGGACCATCCGTACCTGACACGCAAGAACGTGCCCAACCTGGGTCTCAAGTTATCCACAGGCCCGGACTACGAGGGCTACTTGATCCTGCCTTACCGTGATGAAACCAAACAGATCGTCACGCTTTCCTACATACCGGCCGAGGTCGGTGAGCAAAAGTGGTGGCACAAAGGCGCGAAGCGCAAGGGCACCTATGCGCTGATTGGTGCAGAGCTGCTAAAAGATCCTGCGCGCATCAATTATGTTGAAGGCTACGCCACAGGCGCGAGCTGGTTTGAGCACCACAACAGAGAAGAGCCAGTGATCATTACCGGCGATGCCAACGGCATGGTCGATGTGCCGAAGCTGTTCGCAGAGTGGTATCCCGGCGCTACCCATGTCTTTATCGCAGACAACGATGAAAACGAAACGGGGCAAAAAGCTGCAGAGAAAGGCGCTAATGAGGTGAAGCTGCGCGGTGGCAACGCTGAGGTAATTATACCCGGTGACACGGGCGAAGACTTCAACGACGTGGCAATCAAGGGCGAGATCGTGGACAAAGACTTCCGCGAGCAGGCGGTAGCTGTCGACTACACTCGCAACAGTTCAGGCCGGGTCATGCAGACCAAGGAGAACTACGAGGTAGTGCTCCAAAAGAACGAGATAAACGTCAGCTACAACGTCATCAAAAAAGAGATGGAGATCGATATTCCAGGCATGTCGTTTATCAATGACCTGCAAGAGGACGCTATGCTCGCTGAGATTGAGAACCGCTGCATAAAAGAAATGCTCCCTCACGATCGAATGCGCGTGAATCTGCCGCTACTGGCGCGCGAGCACAACCCGGTCAAAGACTGGATAGAAGCTTTTGTGTGGGATGGCACGCCGCGGATTCAAGCGTTGCTCGACACGATAGACGCAGAGGACAACGAGCTGAAAGAGATGCTGATGCGAAAGTGGCTCGCGGGGTGTGCAGCGGTTGCCTGTCTACCCGAGGGCGCGAACCTAGAAGGCGTGCTCATATTCGTTGGCCGGCAGGCCCTGGGTAAGACGCAGTGGATGAAATCCCTGGCGCCAAACAAGGATTGGCTGCTGGAAGGCGCAACGCTTAACCCCAGCGATAAAGACAGTGTGAAGCACGCAGTGAGCCATTGGATCGTTGAGCTGGGAGAACTGGGCAGCACCTTTAAGAAGGCGGACATCGACCAACTAAAGGCGTTCCTAACTAAGAGCAAGGATGAGCTGCGCCTACCTTACGGCCGCACCTTTAGCCGATACCAGCGGCGCACAGCATTCTATGGCTCGGTGAACGAGCGTGAGTTCCTGGTCGACCCAACGGGCAACCGACGGTTCTGGGTAGTCCACGTCAACAACATAAACTTTCAGCACGGCCTGGACATGCAGCAGGTGTGGGCTGAGGTCCTCCACGAGGTGTACCGGGGCAAGCAGGATTGGTTCCTCACGAGCGAGGAGCGTGAGCGACTGCAGGCCAGTAATGAGATATCCAGGACACAAAGCGCGGTCGAAGACCTACTGTTGCAACAGGTCAACTTCGATGGACTGAACACAAAGCCTGTGCAAATGGCCAAGCTGCTCGGCGATTTAGGGATACGCACCCCGCGGATGGCCGACTACAAAGAGGCGAGTCGCATACTACAGGAGCGTGGAATCAAGCCGCGCAAGTCTCACGGTAAGAAGATTTACGACGTGGAGTACTCCCCCGTAGATACCCCCGCCTCACCCCCGTACATGAATGACTTCTAATGGGGGGTAAGCACTGTACCCCCTGTACCCCGAAGCGCAAACTCGCAAACCCTTATCGCAGCTCGCTCTGCGCGATGGGTGGGGTGGGGTATAGTAATTCTAATGTTTATTATATTTATATTTATAAGGATAAAGGGCCTTGATTTAGCCCTTAAACGGCTGTATTCCTGGTCCCCATAGTATAAGGCGAAAATAAGACACCCTACCCCCCCCCATGCCAGGAGGAGCAGATGTTTAAGTATGACGAGTGTGAATCAGATCATTTTAATTATACGCATTGGCGGTGTGCGAATGATTGCGAGCGAGAAGCGTGGGGAGAGCGTAAACTTAATGACCGGGAAGCCCGAGCACTATTCCAACAACTGAAGGCAAGCGGATGGCTGAAAAAGCAATCGACAAACCAAAACGCGGAAGACCAAGAAAGAATAGACCAGCACTAATCGAACCCCCGAGCCAGTTCGAGGCAAACGACGAATATGGCATAACGGAGATGCAAAGCGCCTTCGTATTTTTTTATACCGAAGGCGCGTGCGGACAAACAGAAGCTGCGCGTAAAGCCGGGTTCAGTTTCCCAGCAGCAGCCGCAACGAAGATGCTCAACGGCAAAGACTTCCCGAAGGTGACGCGCGCTGTACGGATCGCCCAGGATGAAATGCGGGAGAAGTACGCCATCACGCCTGAAAAGACCGGCAGCATGTTATGGAAGATCGCCGAGACCAGCTTCGAGACAGGTGCGTACAACGCAGCGGTGAGCGCAATCAAAGAGCTGAACCAGCTCGCTGGCTTGACGATACACCGGAGCCAGAACCTCAACATCAATGCGAACATCGACCAGATGACTAAGGACGATATCAAGTCTAGGCTCAACCAACTGCTGGGCGCGCAGGACGATCTCGACCCGAAAGACCGCTGACAGTCGGGCCGGGAGAGAGGGGTGAGCTAAACCATAAAAAGGCCCTCTCCCTTTCCGCCCCCGCAAAATCGCCAAAAAAGCCAAAATTTGGCAAAAATCACCTAAATTATTGATTTGATTGCAGTTTTTTGCACGCAGTGGCAACTGTTTGCATACGCTCAAGGGTCGCCCCGTGCTCACGGCAGTAACCGGGCGCCGGCAGACCTGGTGCGCGAGCACTGAATCGCGCGTCTGACGCACGCAGAGCGCGCCTGAGAGGCGCGGCACACCAACCAATGGGTCTCTATGGGTCCAGAAAACAGGCCTGAAATCGCGCATACGGGCGACCCCCTACACCCCCTATATACGGTCGCGGCCGCGCGCCATGGCTATAGCTGAGTTTGGTACATTCAGTGATCAAAAAATTTCAAAGGGAAAGGGACCCTCAAACCATCGGCTGGAGTACATGCCGATTGACGGGGTGGCAAGAGGGTCCCAGTAGAGTCGGTGTGGAAACATCACCGCTCTTTCAATTTTGTACCACATTCCGCTACTATCGGCACTTCAGATAACGGTAGCCAGGCTGATCACAATGTATATGTCGCCTTACCAAAATTCGAGATCTCAGTTCATTCGCTATCAACAGCCTATGATGCAGCCTATGTTCCGACCGCAACCGGCGTTTATGGGACCTCGCCAGTACGTTCTACCGCCTCGCCAAATGCCACCACCTCAATCTCTTCAACCTCTCGTGAGCACATCTCAACCAATCGGTTCCCTATCGGGCGCGGGTGGGCAGTTAGGTCAACCAGCAAGCGGTGCGCCAGGACAAGCTCACAAGTCTTTGGAAGAGGTTTTGGCGGAGAAAGGCTTTCAGCTTCCGCAAAGGCCTAGCGGCCCCCAGACTCAAGACCATGTGATGCACGGCCCTGATCCGGTTACAGGTAGAATGCGTGGGGGCGGCAGCAGTGAGCGACCCTATTACAAAGCGATAGACGATTTTTACGCGCAAAATCCAGAAGCTTTGGAGATAGCAAAGCAGTTTGATGCTGACCCCGGCTCGTTTGGCACGGTTCAACCGGGGCTGGGTCGCATTCCTACACAAACTGGCGGCGGAGTCCCAAACGGTTTGGTGGGACAATTAGGCGCCTCCATAGCTCAGCCTGCCCAAGCGCAGCCAGCGCAAGCAGAGCCTGCCCGTCTTAGTCAGCAAGGCATGGATCAGATGCAGCAAATG